CAACCCCTTGACAAAAATAATTAGAGGATGTATTTATAGGGCAAGACCCACAAAATTATAAGGAGACGACATATGACAATAAACAATGACCCAAAGAGGTTTATACGACACACCAGTTGTGAGCAGTGTGGATCATCCGATGCTAATGCTTTATATGCTGATGGTAGTCGGTATTGTTTCTCGTGCCGCACCTACACCGAACCTCCCAAGGACAAGACCCAACTTGAGGAACTGCTCGGAGATGACACAAAAATTCAAGGCTCGGTATCAATACCACATATAATTGGCACCAGTAGACCCATCGAAGATCGAGGAATATCAGAGGAGGTATGTAGTTTTTATAATGTGACTATAACAAACCCAGATAAACCGAACTTATACAAACATCACTATCCATATTTTGATGATAACGGTAATCTTGTAGCTACTAAAGTCAGAAGAGTAATAGACAAATCATTTACTGTAGAGGGTAAGGTAGGTAAAGCCACACTCTTTGGACAACACCTATTCAGTGGTTCTAATAATAAAAAGATAACCATATGTGAGGGAGAGATTGATGCAATGTCCGTATCACAAATGGTGGGTAAAAGATATCCGATTGTTAGTGTTAGGACTGGCGCAGCTGGAGCCGTTACTGATTGTAAGAAACAATATGAATTTATAAATGGTTTTGAACAGATACTCCTGTGTTTCGATAATGACGAACCAGGACGTGAGGCTAGTAGAAGGGTCGCTGAATTATTTCCACCAAAGAAAGTTTCTATTGTAAACCTAAGTTTAAAAGATCCGAATGAGTATCTTGTTAACGAAAAGAAAGCAGATTTTATACACAGATACTATGAAGCTAAACCATATACACCAGAGGGTATCATACTCGGTGAAAATACTTGGGATCTTATTGCTAATGAAAAGGTAATCGAATCAATACCTTATCCGTGGGAGGGTATGAATACTATGACCTATGGTATGAGACTTGGTGAGTTATGTACCTATACTGCGGGGTCAGGCATAGGTAAGTCTAGTGTAATGAGAGAACTAGCTTACCACATAATTAAAACAAGTGGACATTCAGTTGGTTGTTTATTCTTAGAGGAATCTATTGAACGAACAACCAAAGGTATTATGTCTGTACATGCAAACAAACCATTGCACTTACCATTCTGTGAGTCAACTATGGAAGAGAAAAGACAAGCTTGGGAGGCCACGTTAGGTACAAACAAAATAAGAATGTGGGATCACTTTGGTTCAACTGACATCGATAACATCATAGCCAAGGTACAATATCTGGCTAGTGGGTTAGATTGTAAGTTTATTATACTTGATCACTTGACTATGATTGTGTCGGCTATGACCGGTGACAATGAGAGAAGAGCAATCGATAGTATAATGACAAGGCTTAGAACTCTAGTCCAAGAACAGAACATACATCTGATGTTGGTATCTCATCTAAGTAGAAAAGCCAGCTCAGACAGTGGACACGAAGAAGGTGCGATAGTTAGTCTGTCTCAACTCAGAGGTTCACATGGTATTGCGCAGCTCTCTGACTTTTGTTTCTCGTTAGAAAGAAACGGACAAGCAGAAGATATGCAGAAGAGAAATCAAACTACAGTTCGTATATTAAAGAACAGATTCAGTGGAGAGACTGGTCCGTGTTGTTGGTTACAATGGCACAAAGATACTGGTCGCTTGACTGAAATATCTAATCCAAAATCAAAAGACAGTGATGACTTCAAGGAGGTGAACGATGGATTCAAAGTTTGACACAGTAGTTTTAGATATAGAAACAGATAGCCTTGATGCTACTAAGATACATTGTATATGTATTCAAGACTATGCAACTGGAGAACACAAAGACTTCATACAAGAACAAGGATGTGAAGAGTTCAAAGAGTTTCACAACCACGAACGTAAGTACATTATGCATAATGGTATAAGCTTTGATGGTCCAGTGTTAGAGCGATTACTAGGTATCACAATACCTCTGGAAAATATTATTGATACACTGATCATATCGCAGATGATCAATGCACATATAGATGGTGGTCACAGTTTAAAATCTTGGGGTAAGAAATTAACACGAGGTGGTAAGCTAGAGTTTAAAGACTTCGATGAATACTCAGAAGAGATGTTAAAGTATTGTCAACAAGATGTGAATGTCACTCGTAAATTAATGCAACACCTAGCACCAAAGATAACTAGGTTTAGTGTAGAGAGTGTACGTATGGAGCATAGGATTAGAAGGATCATAGATCAACAAGAGAAGAATGGATTCTATTTGAATGTAAACAAGGCCCACGATTTATTAGAAGAGTTGAAGACAAAGTCAGAAGATTTAAACAGAGATCTGCAAACTATATTTCCAACGATATATACACCACGATTTCATAAGACTACAGGTAAACCATTAAAAGATCACGTCGATGAGTTCAACCCTAGTTCTCGTAAACAAATCGCTGAACGATTACAAAAGAAATATAACTGGGTGCCAACTAAAACTACACCAACTGGTTTGCCAGTTATTGATGAGAAAGTTTTAAAAGAGTTAGAGTATCCAGAAGCTAAAATGATTGCAGAGTATTTGTTGTACGAGAAACGTGTATCACAAATACAATCGTGGTTAAAGAATGTTAAGGATGACAATCGAGTACACGGAAGAGTTATCACCCTTGGTTGTGTCACCTCTCGTATGAGTCACTACGGTCCTAATATGGCGCAAGTACCGGCAAGTTATTCTCCCTATGGAAAAGAGTGCCGGTCACTGTGGACCATAGAGAATCCAGACAAGTATTGTTTAGTTGGTTCTGATGCTAGTGGGTTAGAGTTACGTTGCTTTGCTCACTATCTACAGAACCCTAAGTTTACAGAGCAAGTTGTTGACGGAGACATACATACCTACAACCAAAACATCATAGGGTTAAAAGATAGACCAACAGCAAAGACTTGGGTGTATGCATTTATCTATGGAGCTGGAGATGCCAAGCTTGGTCAGATAGTCGGTGGCAATACAGAGGCAGGACTCGCTAGTCGTAAACGATTTATAAATAAAGTTAAAGGTATGAAGACACTGACAAACAATCTAATTAATTTATTACAACAACGAAAGCGCAAGTATGGTGAGTACCAATTGGTTGCGCTTGATAAAAGAATTCTACTTGCACGATCTATCCACTCCAGTTTGAATACACTTATTCAAGGAGCGGGTGCAATTATATGTAAGCAATGGCTACTCAATATAATTGACGAGGTCGACAAGCAGAACGTGGATGCCAAGCCAGTGGCTAACGTCCACGATGAGGTACAGTTTGAAGTCCGTAAGGAACAAGCTGTAGATTTTGGTAACATAACAAAGGAGGCAATGAAACGTGTAGAAAAACAATTTGACTTACGATGTCCACTAGATAGTGAGTATTCGATCGGCACGACTTGGAAAGAAACTCACTGATTGTTGACACCATTAACAGTATGGTATACTGTCGAGGTGTTTCTTTATTGAAACACTAACTTTTACAAACTTTTATATAAGGAGAAAACTATGCCAGTAATATCTGGAACCGCATACTGGGCGAAAGTCCATCAACCACACTTTGATCAATACAATGAG